AAACTTCATTCGCAAGGTTTGCAACACAAACCCACAGCTTACCACGGATGCCAGCACATTCTTCCCCGCAGCTTCTATTAAGAGATATTGGCTTGGAGAAACCTTCGAGCAGCAATTGCGTGATGGTGTTTCCAACAATGCCGTTACTCAGATCGCGGTCGCCGCAAACCCCACGGTCACCACCCGCACGAAGACGACAAACATCACAGCAAGCACGGTTGCATTAACAGATTACCTTGGTACAACTAAGACCTATCACTTTGTTTCTTGCTCTCTGTCTCAGTCTGTTGCAGGAGATGTTTTCTTGACCACAACATTGGGAGAAGGTGCAGCTGCCTTGCAACTCTGCTCCACAGGCTCTGCTACTGTACTCGCAACCAGATTAAAGACTGCTATCGAGTCTAGTTTTGGTCATAACGGAACTATAAAAGCTACGGTTGCAGGCGGCTCTCTTAATTTACAGCAAGCGCAAATTGGTACTGCTGGTAACACTACAGTGACAATTACAGCCGGTAACGATGGTCTCACCGTCGCAGCCATCACTAAGGCATCGAACTTCCTTCTCGGCTCCGGCTACGGTCCTGCAAGGCTCGCTGGACAGGGCTCAGACTTAACAAGCGGCGCTCTTTACGGAGCAATTCTTCCGTTGGTCAGCGGCTCATCAGTCGACGTCGGACCGCATGTCATGAATAATATCCGCCCAAGACAGGAAGCAAAAGCCGGCTGGTTTGTTGGTCAGGATCTCGGTCTTGCGGCTTCTTATGTTCCCGAGAGCGCACAGAAGATCTTCAGACTTAAAGGTCGGGGTCATGGTGAATGGTTACAGAAAAACGTTAAGGTTTCAATTGAGAAAATCAGAGCGTCTAATTCGACTGTAAGCGATTACGGAACATTCTCGGTCGTACTTCGCGATATAAGAGACTCCGATAGTAATGTTGTTGTTATTGAACGCTTTGATAACTGCAGCTTGGACCCAGCCTCTCCAAACTATCTTGCCCGCAAGATTGGTGACAAGTATGCTGAGTGGAGCGAGACAGAGCGACGACTTAGAACATATGGCGAGTACGATAATCAGTCAAAATACGTTTACGTTGAGATGGATCAGGCAATTGACGCCGGCGCAGGTGGACTTGAAACGATACTTCCTTTCGGATTCTATGGCGCACCAAAACCCCGCGATAAAGCCAATTTTAGCGCGGTAGCTCATACTACATTTAATTCTTTCATAACAGGCGCAGGTGATTTCATCGGCAGTAAGAATCCGGGAGCTGACGGCGCCCCACCCATGACGTCATCCTCTCCAGCCGGCTTAAGCGCATCATTCCGCTGGCCAGCAGTAAGATTACGTCACTCTGCATCTGATGGCGGTGCAACCGACCAGACAAACGCATACTTCGGTATGCAGACTAGTCGCGCCCCAACATCAACAAACGCCGATTTGAGTATTGCAGATATGCATAGAATGTGGTATGGCGGTCAGACTGACGACCCAACCGGTCTCGGAGTTGCAAATGCCTACACTGGGTACGCATATATCTTCACCATGGATGACATTGCGCAGAATGGTACCGACGATGTATATCACTATGCCTCGGGTTCTCGACGCTCTGGTTACAGTACCACTGCAGGCGGAAACTACAAGACTCTTCTCGATGCAGGATATGATAAGTTTACTGCTCCGTTCTTCGGCGGATTCGATGGATTTGACATTCACAACCCAGATCCTCTCTA